CTTCAATAAGTTCTTTTGGTGCAGCAGGTAGTGGTTATATAGCTGGTGATGTTGTAGGTCTTACTACTGCATCTGCTGGATTATCAGGTATTGGTGCAGAATTAACTATTACATCCACTGCATCACAAGATACAATGTATCTGAAAGATGTTCACGGTGAAGCATTTACTGCTGGTCAAGATCTAGTTTATTATTCTGGTGCTAGTAGAGTAGCATTAGGTAGTACTGATGTTGTATCTTCTGCATTAATTGATGACCTTTATACTGGTGATGTTCTTGAAATTAATCAGTATAATCATGGTATGACTGCAGATCTGAATGTAGTTGAATTATCAAATATTGAACCAAATACTCCTCCTGTTCTTCTAACAGATAATTTGGATATTGGTGATCAAATAATTTCTGTTGCAAGTACTGCTGGATTTGTTGATTATGATGGTCAAGCAAATATTGATAAAGGATATGTTAAGATTAATAGTGAAATTATTTACTATGAGAGTGTTGGAACCAATCAATTAGGTATTGGAACTAGAGGTGTAGAAGGTACTGTAGAAAGAACTCACGTTGCAAATGATGTTGCATATAAGTGGGAGCTGAATGGTGTTGGATTGAATAGAATTAATCAAACTCATACATTACCAGCTGCTTTAGGTAATTATAGAACTATTGATAAGTATCACGTACAAATTCCAAGAACTGATTTACCTACGGGAGATACTCAGTTAAGCTTTAATAATGAAGCAAATCTTGGTGGAAATAATATATGGGCTTCTCAGAATTTCCAATACAATAAAATTATTCCACAGTTTAATTTATTAACTCCTAGTGATGAAACTACAATTAGTAGTCAATTAAGATCAGTTTCTGGTACAAGTGCTAGTGGAACTGAAATTTCATTCATAGATAAAGGATATGAGAACATTACTCTAAATCAACCAAATAGGTTAACCACACCTAGAATAGTTTGTTCAGAGATTAATGAAACTACTCATTTAACTGCTTTACCTAAGAGTAGGTCAATGACTCTTGCAGTTCAATTTAATACTACTGATAGTAATCTATCTCCAGTATTAGATACAATGAATGGAGTTATTGTTTATGAAAGAAGTAGACTTAATTCTCCAATCTCTGATTATGCTAAGAATGGTGAATCTGACAATCCTTCTGGAGATCCTCATGCAGCAGTTTATATTACAAAGAGAGTTGATCTAAAGAATCCTGCAACTTCCTTAAAGGTATTAGTTGCTGCTTATAGACATTCTTCTGCTGACTTTAGAGTACTTTATCAACTTATTAAAGAAGATACTTCAGATGCTGAATTGTCTTGGGATCTATTCCCTGGATATGATAACCTAAATGATTTTGGAACTACTGGTCAAAGAATTATTGATGTTGCTAAGAATACAGGTCGTGCTGATTACTTTGTTCCTGCAAGTAATGATAATCAATTCTTAGAGTATCAATTTAGTAGTGATGATCTTGTAGCGTTTACTGGATTTAGAATTAAGTTAGTTGCTAGTGGAACTAATGAAGCATATGCACCAAGATTCCAAGACTTTAGAGTTATTGCTTTAGCATAATGATAAGAGTTGAGGGTCATAAGAATCTTTATAGAGATGAAGATTCTGGTGCTATTATAAATCATGATACGAATGGATATTCTGAATATATCAAGATGAGGGATCTGAAAAGATCCCAAAAAGATGAAATTGATAAATTAAAGAATGAGATTACAGAGATTAAGTCTTTACTTAAGGAGTTAGTTAATAATTCTAATTAGTGTTAGCCTAAATATACTTTAGATCCTGAAAATATTTTTATAAATGGCAGTTTACGTAAGTAACCTAACCGTAAATACTGGAACAACTTTTTCCCAAATTTTTAATTTGGAAAGTACATCATCCAATGCACCCACAGATTTGACTGGATATACCATTCAAGCTCAAATGAGAAAGCATCCTGATGCACCAACAAAGACTGATTTTGTATCTACTATTGTATCTCCTTCATCAGGGAGAATTAGAGTAGGTTTAAGTACATCAGCTACTAGAGATCTTGCACCAGGTAGGTATATGTATGATGTATTAATTACAGATCCTGTAGGAGAAGTAACCAGAGTTGTAGAAGGATCAGTTATGGTTAGGCAAGGAGTGACCAAATAATGGCAGACATTAAAGTAAGAGTTGGACAACAGAACGCTATTAAGGTTGCATCCTCATTGGCGGGAAATGTTAGCGGTACTTTATCTGGTCTGAATGATACAAATATTAGTAGCCCGCAAAATGGAATGGTGTTGGTTTATAATGCTAGTACTCAGAAATGGGACGCTACATTAGACTTAACTCCAGGAGCAGCACAAAATTTGGACATCAACGGAGGTAGCTTCTAGAAATGGCAAGTATTATACGAATAAAAAGATCGACTGGAACTACTGCCCCAGGTTCTCTAGCATTTGGTGAATTAGGTGCTACTCTAGACGGAAGTGGAACACAAGCAAATAAAGGTGATAGAGTCTTTATTGGTGATAATGGTGGAAATGTACAAGTAATTGGTGGTAGATATTATACAGACTTATTAAGTATTGCACCAGGTTTAGTTGCTGGTCAGGCAAACCCAACTGCAGCTGCAAGAGGTTTTGTTCCTATTCTTGACCAAAATCGTAAGGTAGATGAGTGGAATGTAGATAATTTAACATTAAATGCTAATACTGTTTCAACTACTAATACTGATGGAGATCTTTATTTAAATACAGATGGTTCTGGTGAAGTTATTATTCCAGATGATAAGTTTTTAACATTTGGTGATAGTAAAGATGCAAAGATAGAATATGATGAAAATGGAACTGATCAAGTTACTGTTACAGGTGCTGATTGGAGATGGAATATTGCTACAGATTCAGCAACTAAAGATACAGGTGCTGCTATCTTTGAAGGTGGTGTAGGTATAGAAAAGAGTTTAAATGTTGGTGGTAACTTTACAGTTGCTGGTGTATCAACATTTACTGGAATAACTACATTTACAGGTGATCTTTATGTTGGTGGAGATCTCCACGTTGGTGATGATATAGTATTTGATGAGATGACTGCCAGAAACATAAAAGTTACTGGTATATCTACTTTTGAAGGTAATATATTTCAAACAGGTGGAACATTTACTGCTTTAGATGCAAGATTGGGTGGTGTTGGAATTTCATCTAATATAATTTCAACTAAGCAAGGTCATGGAACTATATTATACATTGACCCATATCCAGATGGTTTAAGTAATGAAGGTACAGTCGTTGTTAAAGGTGACTTACAAGTAGATGGTACAACTACTACTGTTAATTCTAGTGTTGTATCAGTTAATGATCCTATTTTTGTTATTGGAGATGTAACCAGTAAGAGAACTGTAATGACTACAGTTGGATCTGGAACAACTCTAGTTGTATTAGATTCTGTTGTTGGTATTAATACAGGTGATATAGTTACAGGAAGTTCAAGTATTCCAAATAATACTTCAGTTCATTCTTACATAACTCCCCATAGTGGTAGTGGTATTGGTACTATTTTCATTAGTAATAATACTACTGGTGGTATTGCAACAACAACTCAGTTAACACTTACTGCTGCATACGATACTCAGACTGATCGTGGTATCGCTTTTGATTATAATACCAGTTCTGGTACTGGCAATAACAAGAAGGGATTCTTCGGATATTCTGATGCTGGTGGTGATGGTAGTAACGCACCTGAAAGAGCATTTACTTATGTTCCTGATGCGACTATAACTGGTAATGTAATCAGTGGTACAAGAGGTGCATTAGACATCAAGGATATATACTTCCAGACTGGTGATTTTGATGCTACTGGTAATGGTATCGTTTATTTCGATACTACTGGTAAAATGGTAGGTGCAGCAGCAACAACTGCTGGTATAACTACTTCTAACTTTGTATTAACCACTGATGCTTCTGGTATACCAAAATGGACTAGCGTTCTTGATGGAGGAACCTTCTAAACACTATGATTGAACAAAATAATGAAGTTGATGTGAACACCTTGATTAAAATTTATAATCAAAAAATTGCTACATTGACAAACCAAAATATACTTTTGGAAGCAAAATTAAACACCATTAAACAGGATTATTTAAATCTTAAGGAATTACAAGAACAAAAAGATGGCGAAACCAGCAACTAAAATTGAGGTAGAACAATGGTAGGACATGCTGTAGGTAGTAGAAGTTCATTTAGAGAATATTGTCTTAGAAGATTAGGTGCTCCTGTTCTTGAAATTAACGTTGATGATGAGCAAGTAGAAGATCTAATTGATGATGGTATTCAATTTTTTAATGAACGCCATTTTGATGGTGTTGAAAGAATGTATCTTAAATATGAGATAACACAAGCAGATATTGATAGGGGAACTGGAAAAGATACTACTGGAGTTGGTATAGTAACTACTACGGCATCATCTACAAATGTAAGTGGTCTAGGAACAATAACTTCTAATTGGTATGAAACATCTAATTTCTTAGAAGTTCCAGATTCTGTTCTTGGAGTAGAAAAGATATTTAAATTTGATACTAGTACAATTTCTGGTGGGATGTTTAGTATTAAATATCAGTTATTCTTGAATGATTTGTATAGATTCAATTCTGTTGAATTGCTACAATATGCAATGACGAAGAGTTATCTAGAAGATATAGATTTTTTACTTACAACAGATAAGCAAATAAGATTTAATAAGAGACAAAATAGATTATATATGGATATTGATTGGGGTCAAGAATCTGTAGGTAATTGGTTAATTTTAGATTGTTATAGGGCATTAGATCCAGCAACCTATAATAATATATTTAATGATCTTTTCTTAAAACAATATGTAACTTCATTAATCAAAAAACAATGGGGTCAAAATTTATTAAAATTTAGAGGAACAAAATTACCAGGTGGAATTGAACTTAATGGTAGAGAAATTTATGATGATGCTGTTAAGGAATTAGATGATATTAAATCAAGAATGGCACTCGAATATGAGTTACCACCTTATGACTTTATTGGTTAGGGGGACTTATGGCATTAAACCCGTTTTTTCTCCAAGGCTCTCAGAATGAGCAAAATCTTGTTCAAGATTTAATCAATGAGCAGCTAAAGATTTATGGAGTAGAAGTAACTTATATACCTAGAAAATACGTAAGAAAACAAACTGTTTTAAAAGAAGTTCAATCATCTGTTTTTGATGATAATTTTTTATTGGAAGCATATGTAGATACTTATGAGGGATATAGTGGTCAGGGTGATATAATGACTAAGTTTGGTGTTAGTTTAAAGGATGAATTAACAGTAACTATATCCAAAGAAAGATTT